GTTTAACACAAAACAATTTCACCAATACATTAAAAACTAAATTAGACGGTATAGCAGCTTCAGCTAATGCCTACGTACACCCCAACCATAGCGGTGAAGTTACATCTACAGCAGATGGAGCTACAGTTATAGCTGATGATATTGTAGATGAAGCTAATTTAAAAGTTGATAACTCACCTACTAATGATTATGTATTAACTGCGAAATCAAGTGCAGCTGGTGGTCTTACATGGGCTGCTGCGTCATCATCTCCAGACTGGCAATCCTTTCAGGCAGAGATGGTTGGCGATCAGACAATAACAAATCATACTTGGACTAAAATAAAATTCAACGCACAGAACTGGGATACTAATAGTAATTACGATCATACAGATAATGATTGGTACTATGAAGCACCTGCTACAGGGAAGTATTGGTATAAAGTATCTTTACTGTGTAAGGATCTTGCGGAAAATGGTACTCTCCGTGTAGCTTTATATAAAGATTCTGGTAGTGGTTACGTAGAACAGAAAAAAACATTAAGAATAAATTATCAACCAAATGCTGCAAATAAGGATCAGACTGTAGAAACTACAGGATTAATTGAATTAACATCTGGTCATAAAGTAGCCGTTTATGGTTATCATAATCATAACGCTACAAGAGATTTTGATGATAACTTTTGCTTATTTGAAATGTTTAAATTAGATGGAGTATAATTATGGCAAGTTTACCTAATCAATGCAGACAATACCTTATAAATAAAGGTAAAACATTAAATGAAGCAACAGCAATACTAGATGATTTGAAACAGATTAATCTTCAAGATGACGGTACTGGAGCATATATAAAAATATGGAATGTTACAGATATAGATCAACCTAGTAATTCTGACTTAGCAGCTGTTGATTCAGATGCAAATAAATTAGAAGAATAGTGGAACGACTCCACCTTCCAACCCCTATACTCCCAGAGCCCTTAGACCTGCCTAGAATCCCCCTGAAGCAGCCTTCGGCTCTTGTTCCATCATATCGCCCCATGGTGATCCCTCCGGCTGATCTAGAGGCTCCTGAAGAGACTAAGACTAAGGAAGAGGAACAGAAGACAGAACAACCTGCTCCACCTAGCCTACGGATTCCTGTATTAGATATACAGATGCCGTTGCCAACTGCTGAAGTAGTTACTACTGCTACTTATGCAGCTGTAGCCGCTGTAGCCACTACTACACTAGCTACACCTCTATTCGATCAAATCAAAAAGAAACTACAGAAATTCTTACAAGGAAAGATTGATAAATGGAAGGAAAAACGGAAGAAAAAAAAGGACTCCTCGGAAAGCTGAAAGATGCTGCTGAGGATCAAGAACACCAGATTCAAATCCTCGGTACATTTGTCAGACTTGGCGTTGTGGTTTGGAGTGGTTTTATAATAACAATGAATTACGTGGAATTACCTATGATTAAGAAATCAGGTAACTCAGATATCACGTTCGTGGCAAGTGTGTTTACGGGAGCACTGGCCACTTTTGGCTTGACCACTGGTAATAAGAGCAATGGTACTGGCACACCCGTCAATTGTCCAATGGCTAAGAAAAAGGAAGAATGAAAAAATGGTTTTTACTCTTCCTACTGGCATCACCCACGGTAGCAAGAGCAGAATTAGTGACCCCAAACTTCACCCAAGGGTCGATGAACAGTACAACAACTACAACTCAAGAGATAACAGAGGAAATAACAATAACTACATACGGTTCCGCACTAAGCAAATGGAGTGGAGATGGGGTGACTCATTCATCAACTTCTTCAGGCGGAATAACCGATTCAGATTCAGTATGGAACCTAACCACACAAGGTTCAGATTTCACCTTAGAAGTAGTAACCAGAGCAGCAACACAGGTACTAGAAACGCAAGAGATCGAAAGAACTATCGAAACTTCTGCTACTACTACATCCTTATCGGTCTTCTCGCAATAGGAGCACCAGTACGTGCAGAAGATGAGACTAATAATGTTTCTAATCCTGTTGCAGCTGCCACTGGCAATGTTACAAACCAAGCTGTACAATTTCAAAACAATGGAGCTCCCTCTAGACAAGTTTATGGACCAAATATAAGCTGTAATGGGAGTACAATGACCTTCAGCCCCTTCTATATGGGCAATCATACCACTCCTTATGACGAACACATGGACCAACAAAGCTATACTGTAGCTGAAAACTGGGGTATGCAATTGAATTTTATGATTCCATTAGATAGAGAAGGATTGAAACAGTGTAGAAGAATAGCAGCACGTCAAGAAGAGAAGATGATTCTTGATTATGAGCTTGTAAGAGCTAAAGAATGTGCTAATTTACAAGCTAAAGGGTTCATGCTTGTACCTGGTTCTCGTGTATATGAAATGTGTAGTGATGTAGTCCCTATAGTAGGATTCACTAAACTAGTACAAGAGGAACAAAACAAACAATGTAAACCTATAGAGGAGTTTAGATTCCCATGGCAGAAGAAAAGAATGAAGTGTCCGAAGACGTTTCAGCCGATAAACGTGACGAAGTTACTGAACCCGTTAAAGTTTCAAAAAAACAATCCCCCAAAGCCACCCGTGGCACCCTAGACAAAGTTTAACCCACTAAATGAAAATGATCGTACTTATCAAGCCCATCCTCATGGCATTCCTTAGCTCATCTGCAGTTAAAGAACTAGTTATTCAACTATTAGAAGCATACGCTGAGTCCACCGATAATACCATTGATGATAAAGCGGTAGAATTAGTTAAGAAAAATCTATTCCCTGGAACTAAAGATTAATGGCAGAAGCATCACAAACCTATGACGAATGGTTAGGGCAACAAGGTTCTAGACGTAGAGGCGGTAAGGATACAAGAAAACCTTGGCAAAGAGGTGGTTTTAAAAATAAAGCTGCTTATGATGCAGCAGTTAAAAAAAACCCTGAAATTAAAGACATGTTAGCAGATTATTAAACTAATGGAAAACATCAGAGTACTTCCTAAGAAGGCTACTGAAGATAAGTTTAATGAGTTACATAACCTTGTCACTGAGGACTTTCTAAGGAGAGTTCGTAGTGGTGAGGCTACTACTCAAGACTTAAAAGCTGCATGTGACTGGTTAAAGACCAATGACATCACCGGAGTAGCTTACGAAGGTAGTCCTCTTGATAAATTAAATAAATTAATACCTACAGTAGATCCATCTCTCGTACAAAGCAGAATGTATGGCAAAAGGTAAAACTCAAACTTATTACGATAAGAATCCAGCCGCTAATAAAAGACGGTTGGCTCAACAAAAGCGGTATAATGAAGGCAAAGGTAACGGTAATCGTACTGGCCGAGAAATTACTAAAGCCGCTAATAAACTCAGAGACCAATTAAAACTACCTGTAGGTGATCCTAGAGATGCTTCTCACTATAAAGGAAGCAAAACTAAAGGTAGACCACTCCCTAAAAAGAAAAATAGAAGCAGGAAGGATTAATGGAAGAAGAAAATCTCGATATCTTACCAGAAGGTGATGCTCCTGCTGATATTCAGGAACAATTAGATGAACCACAGGAAGATATTCCTAGAGAAAGAGGTGGTGAGATCTTAGATGAACTTACTGGTACTAAACAACGTATATATGGTGGTGAAGCTAAATATGGTAAATTTGACCAACTTGTTAGAGAAGGTAAGTTAAAAGAAGCTGCAAAAGAAAGAAGACGGTTAGAAGAATTAGAAGAAGAAACTAACCCTGAAACTGGATGGCCTAATAGATATACTCAGGGACAAACTTTTGAAAGTCATGTGCAAGAAGTAGGTCCATCTCTAATTGGTAGTGGATTATTAGATAGAGCTGAAGAATTAGGAGGAGATATACTTACTAGACTACAAGAAGCAGCTGAAGATGATCCTACTACTTATAGAGATGAACTTATAAGAAGTGGATTCGGTGTTTTACAGGGATTAGCTAATGTAGTTGGTCTTCCTGTTGTTAAACAAGCTCTACAACTTGCAGGATTACCTGCATGGATAGTTGGTAAAGGATTAGGTGCTGGTTTAGAGAAAGCTGGTATAGATCCTAGGTATGGACAAATCATAGGTGAAGTAGGTGAAATATTTATACCTGGCTATGGTGCTCTTAAATTAGCTAATAAATTAAAGAAAGCTGGTTTCGGTACAAAACTTATAGATAATCTAGTAGATACAAAACTTATAGATAATCTAGTAGATCAATTTGCACGTACTGATGATCTTGTACCTAGATCAGTGGGAGCAGCGGGAAGAGGTCCATTATCTCCGTCATCAGGAGAGATTCAGGGTATAGAAAATGCACTGAATCCTGAAAGATTGGATAGAATTAAGTCTGTCAAAAATAAATTACAGAATGAGTTTGTTCCAAGAGAAGGAAGAAACCCAAACTTATCCGATGAAGTTAAAAGAATTCTTTTTGATGCGGCAGATGTTGGACAAACTGGCTATAAATCTTCAGGTGAATTTAATTATAAAGCTTTTAATGCAGTTAAAAAAGGTATGCCTGATGCAGGAAGAAAATATCTAGGAATTTGGGAAGCTGGATTAGATGTTGGTGGAAATGTAAGAGCTGGTGATTTCAATAAAATGAGAAATGAAGCAATGCCTCTTTTGAAAAAGGAATTTGGTACTGCACTAGAAGCTTTAGGATTAAATGTAAAAAATAAACGAGGTTTTGTACAAAAAGGTGTTCAGATGCATCATATAGCTGCTATAAAAGCTGTTGCAGGTATCTGGGATGGATTAGAAATGGGTAGTCCTTTATATAGAGAAGTAAGTGATACACTTTTAAAACATATACCAGGCTTAGGTGATATGTCAGAAAACCTAATACCAGTAATAGGTAGAACTTCAGATATTGGTACGCCACATTATCTTGTACATCAATTCTACAGAAAGAAAATAGGTGAAGCTGGAGAGGTATTCTTTCGTGGAAAGAGGAAAAATAAAGCTGGAGAGACAATTTTTACTGATAGAATACTGCAAAAAATGAGAGCAAGTAAGGAGTTTAGATTACAAAAAGCAGATGAATTAGGTAAATTAATAGCTGAATCTGAAAAAATTGTAAGACAAGCTCAAAGTGTATTTGATGATCTATATAGACAAGATATAGATATACCATTTGAAGAAATATTTGACAGAATGTCTGACTTAGACGAGTTTGGTTATGCTAAGTTAATAGATAAAACGTACCAAACACCTAATCTAGAAAAAATGATAAAAGAAATTGTAGATGATATAGAAGCTGGTAATCTACGGTCTATCGTAGGTAAAACTATGTCTCAAGAAGAATTTACTAGAAGTATGCAGAAAATGAAAAGATCAGTAGATTGGGATGAGTTAGGTTTAGCAGATAAAAAGCGTTATATGAAAGAACAAACTGGAATGACATTCGAGCAAATAGATGAACTTATACAGGCTGGTTGGCTCGACCCACAAGATTTTTAACAAAAACTAACTATGGCAGATTATTTCGGAGTACCTAAAGATGTACGAGATGCTGCAAAGCGTCAGTATAAAGGTGGTCCAGACTATACAATTGAAGATAAAAAGAAAATTATTAACCACTATAAAGGATGAGTGATACCCTAGCACTACTGAAACAAGACTTTAAGCTATTCCTACAAGCTTTGTGGGAACAGCTTGAACTCCCTTCTCCTACTAGAGCCCAATATGCCATAGCTGACTATTTACAGCATGGTCCTAAAAGACTACAGATTCAAGCTTTCCGTGGAGTTGGTAAATCTTGGATTACTGGTGCTTTTGTATTATGGACTCTATTTAACGATAACGAACGTAAAATCATGATTATATCCGCATCTAAAGAACGTGCGGATAACATGTCAATCTTCCTACAAAAACTTATTATTGAAACTCCATGGCTCAGTCACCTACAACCGAAATCAGACGATTCTCGTTGGAGTCGCATCAGCTTCGACGTAAACTGTTCTCCACACCAAGCCCCAAG